TCTTAAGTAAAGAATCTTCTACAAGGTCCTGAATCTGCTCTACAGTGATTCGATCGGAATTTAAACGCTCACATTTATTACCTACAATTTCCGCAATTCGATCAACATCCTGGTCAGTCATTTCCTTAGTATCTTTGGCTGCTGCTTTAAGAGCCTTACGAATTTTCTTCTCGTCAAAGTCTACAACCGCGCCGTCGCGCTTAATTACCTTCATATATTTTCTCCTTTCCAACTAATATATCCGGTATATATTTTAGCAAATCTAAACCTCTCTTTTCGGCCTGAATCTATACTAAAAATTAATCAGGGCAGGCCAAGAAAGCAAACTACCCTGATATATTATACAATTTTAATCTTCCATTTCTTGGGATAAATAAAGCTTTTTATAGAAAGAAAAATATATACCAATACCATCACAATATAGGTAATATCTCTCTTGATTGTTAGTCTCGCTTATTACTATCTGAGATTTTTCTCTGAACTTACCTAAATATAGAGCACCTACAGGTCTCTGATTAATATCTAATAACTCAATGATAGGTGGATTAGGCTGTTCAATCCACAAGGTAAAAAGCTGTGCTAAAGATTTTCCCTCTTCCATTACGGTCCCTCATTTCTATGATCCCAACAATGCCAGGATTCTCTTTCTCTGCCCCAAAAGAACTGATCCATAAAATGACCCTTACCTAAATAAGCATCATACTCATCTAACATATTCTCTGCGGTTTCAAGTTCTTTTTTATAAAACTCTCTGCACTCACCATACTGCCTGTACACGCAAAGTAGACTAAAATCATTATTGCCTTCTCTCACTTGCTTACAATAAGCTTTATACATAGAGTCTAGTATGTTGTCGAAGAGTTTAATTACAGTTCTAAGACCTTTCCTACTAAAGCGCATTACCCTAAACTCTGCCACACTTTTAATATACTCAAAACCAGTATGTTCCTTATTAATTGCTTTCTCAACCAAAGCTTTAAATAACTCCTCTTGTTCCTCTGCTGACTGAGAAGTTGTATTTTCAAATTCAATCATAATATATAACTCCTATAAATCTTATTATATAATACAATAAAATAAAAAGAAAAGCTCCTTATAAAAAGGAGCAAATCTTATAGCTCTACAAAGTCAAAAGGATCATTAGGTTCCCAGCGAATATCTACCTTATAGGGCATTCTAGTCTTCTGACAGCTGGTTTCCAAAAAATTAGGTCTCATCTCAATACGCTTCTGCATATAAGCAACTTCCTCTGGTGTAGCATCAAACTTACCATAGCCATCATCTTCGCCATATCCATAAGTTTGTACTTCACACTTAATTTTAGAAGGGCCTGCACACTTGTTTAATACTTCCTCAAAGAAAGTCCAGCCAGCTAAATCATCATAGCAAATAGGTTCACCACCACATAAACCTTCGCCTACAAAATTAGTAGTATCGGAAGTAACCTTTACTTTAGAAAATATAATCATAATTACACCTCTTCATCAATTTCATTAAAAGCAGTTCTATCTAAACCGTCTGCCCACTCCCAGAATAGATCATATACCTCATCTATATCTGCGGCTGCAAAATCACCAAGCTCCACTATTGCGGCAGTAACAATATCTTCTTTTTCACTTGAGCTTGCACTTTCCCAGGAATCATAAGTCCAGCCTTGTAAACCTGCCCAGAAAAGATCAATAAGTCTATCTCTAATTTGCTCAGTCATTACTATACTCCTTTTAGTAGGTCTACATAATTTAGCAATAAAAAGAAGCCTAAGTTAATAGGCTTCAAAAATGTTTCTTCATATACTTATTTAGCTTCTTTGTATACTTTGGCTTAACAGGTACTCCTAAAGCTTCAGTCAGTACTCTGCCTTCGTATTCACAGCCTTTAGGATATATAACTCCAAGCTTAGTATAGCCTTGCCAGACTGCCATAGGTATAGGTTTAAAAATATTTTGGTCTATTCTATCTGCCATTACCAATCTCCTTCTGCTGCAGAATCAAGAAGCCTTAGAATACCTGAGCTATTACTCGCCCCTGAGCAAGAACCGTACTCCGCTGATATATATTCACAATTAGCGAATAACCATTTAGCAAATTCTTCTTTAGACATCTTAGTTATCTTGTCCCACAAAGTTTCTGGTTTTGGTTCCAAAGGCTCTATCCCAAAAGCAAGCCCCTTGCCTATAGCTACCGGACATAGCTTCATATAAGAAATAAACTCAAAAGCCTCAGACTCATTATTACATTTATATGCTTTATCAATATTCTCTGTAATTAAAAGATCTGTATCCACAGAAAAATGTTTCAAATTTAAGCCAGAGTAATAGTATTTCCTAGAGCCTTGGTAGATAGTAATTACATATTTAGTCATTATCTTCCTCCGGAATTACTTCAATACAAAAAGTCTTCTTAAGATTTTCTCTCTGTTCTTTGGTAGGCATTTCAAACTCCATATTATCATCTATGTAGAAAGTCAAGCCACCACCACAGAGCTTTATTGTAGCAACTCTTTTTGGTATCCTAATACTATATCCAACTGTAGCGTTTGGAAAGTTAATGGTACCTTCATTACGCTGTTCCATTAATCCACCTCCAAACCATATTTCTGTTTAAGTCTATCAAACGTCTTATGATAAGTACCAAAGTAATCAGCTACATGATCAAGCAAATCACTCTTAACATCTGCAAAGATCTTCTCAGCCATAGCTCGCTCGACCTGCTTAATCTTATCATCAAAGTCTTTCTTAGACATACTTACCATAGGATTCATTTCTATAATCATTACTTACACATCCTTTCTTCAAGCTCTGCAAGAAAAGCACCGAAAGCTTTTTCATCCAGTGGTTTATGAGTATCACAGTAGTACAAAATCTTTGAAATTATTTCATGTGCTGCTTCACTTTTATGACAATATCCTGCTTCTGCTAATACCTCAGCATAGCGCTCTGAATGACACTTTATTCGGTCAGCCATATACATATCATAAGCATATCTACAGGTATCACAGTCATATGGTAAGCCGCAGAGGGTCTTGGCCATTTTTAAAGTCTTGGCATCCATTACGCTTAAATCTCCTCTAATTCACCATTAGCATTACGAATATCAATAATCTTTTGCTGCAGTTCTTCAGCTTTATCATAGAGCTTTTTATATTCGAGATAGCCCAAGCTACTTTTAGGATACTGATCCATGGCATTCTTACAATAAGACTTATCTCCCTCACAGCAGATAATCAAATCAAAAATTTCATCCGGAGTAAAAGTAATAGAAACATCTTCTTTCAATACATAACACTTAGCCATAATTTATTTATCCTCCTTAACGATAAGGTCTATCCGAATTAAAAATCAATTCGCTTACTTTAGAAGCAAGCTCAGGATCATTTCTCTTATAGGGATTATCCGGGATATGTCTCTTAGTTTCTTGCTGGGTTACAGGATTCGCTAAACGACTGTACACAAGTTTGAGCTTAGCTAAATCCTTAAGAAGCCCCTCCTCTACCTTAGAACTAAGTACGGCATATGCCAAAGTCTCACCCATATCATCAATTACTTCCGCTAAAAGGTCTATAGTAGGTTTCATTACTTATCTCCCCACTTAACTGTAACTTGTGCCTCATATCTATATCCATCAGATATATAAAACTCCGCATCAAAACCCTGAGCTTCTAAAAGCTTTACTATCTCGGGACCTACTACTTCAACATTAGGAAGATTCATTTTAGTATTCGTAAGATCAAGTACTACATTATATCTGCCAAGGTCAATAGCCTTACGAATTAAGGTCTCCGCATAATTTACGACATACTCTTTAGCAAGAACCTTAAGTCTTTCCTCAGTTGCCGATCTGGCTTCTTTTGCTGTAATCATTTTCTATACCTCCATAATAAATACTATTATATAATACAATAGGCCTGGTCCTAAAACCAAGCCTATAAATAAAGTTATTAATTTTATTTCCTCTTAAAAGAGTCCAGCTTCTTCTGCTTCAAAAGATTTCATTAGGCATCTCATGCACATTCCAGTAAGAGTAGAGAATGGTGCCTTTTCTGGTACGGGATACTGACAAATACCATTCTCACAATAGACTCTCTTTGTGCCTTTATCTTCTGTATGAGGACAAGTCCATGGCGTAAGTGTGGCAAGAGGTGTTTCAATCAAAGTAGCTGTAGCGGCAGTAGCCGTTCTGATTAGTACAAGAGCTATAGCATAATCTCCATCTACCTTTTTAATTATTGCAGGATCGCCTTCAAAACTATAGACTTTATTTTTATCCATTATCGTCCCTCCTTAATTCTCTGCTTACGTAAAGCCTTAGATTCTTGCTTATTAAGTACATGCTCTCTGGTGGCAAGTATTCTCTTCACTTGCTCCATATTAAAGTTTTGGTGATTACCACATCTAGCACACTCTTCATCTTGTTTGTCACAGCGACAGTCGGCGCAGTACTCAGATACATGATACAAATGATTGCGTTCATTTAATAGTTGTTTAGTATGCATGTTCTCCAAGGCTCGAATGTCGGCATAAGTATATTTATAATGAAAATAAAAACATGCCATCGCTGTACCCTCCATAAAGTTTTCTTTATAATATAATACAATAAGAGCATAATAAAAATCACAAGTTATTTTCGAATAACTGGTGATTTGTTTTATTTAATCCTTATACTGTATTTCCTTACAGTCTACTGTCGGATAAGGAGTGAACATAGCATGAGTAAAAGCAACTTCAGTTACTACTGCTTTATCATCTGTATACTCTACTGCACCAGTTCCAGCCAAAGTAAATGCTGCACTGTATTTGAAATCTTTAAGTAGCTTAATATAGGTAGAGTCAAATATCTCGCCGTCTATTGCTACTACTCTCTTATCTTCAAGCATTGCCGTTCCTAAACCAATAAGCTTATTGTCTTCTGAGAGAATTGGAAGTGCTTTAGTATTACATAACTCTTTAAATGCTGGTTCATTAAACGCCTTCTCAAGAACTTCCTGTGGGTAGATTCTGCCATTCCTAGTTCCTTTTTCTGGATATGCATATTTCATAGTAACCCTCATAATCTACTCCTTAATAATTAGTTATAATAACTTCTTTGCCTTTTCTATTATTACCGTTTCTATTGACACTACGACGAACGTCTATTTCATGAATATTATAATCCTTAAATAGTTCACGGATAAAGGTAGTATCATTATTACTTACAATAAGCTTACAGCCCTTAGCAGTAAGCTTATCACAGACTGTCTTAAGTCTAATAGTATCTTCTCTGGTCCAGCCTTCTTTCTGATAACCTACAAATCCGCCAGTCTTAATCTCTTCATCTGGATCATAAGGCGGATCAAAATAAACCCAATCACCAGGCTCTATGTCTTTGATAGTCTCAGCGTAATCGCCCTCTCTAATTCTTACACCTTTAAGAAAAGCAGAGAGCTCTCTAATTGCTTCTTCTTGCACTATATCAGGACACCTGCCATTTGAAGTTCTGCCTAAAGGTGTATTGAAGTAGCCCTTTGAATTAACTCTATAAAGACCATTAAAACAAGTCTTATTAAGATATACAGTTCTTGCTGTGATCTCAGTACTCGGTCGCTGCCAAAATCCGGGTTCTCGATCCAAGTCTCTTATTGTGTAATACCATTCTCCAGTAGCAAGCTTAGGGTTACAATGCTGCTCCTGATGAATCTTAAGCTCTTGAATTAAAGACTCAGGATACTGCCTTATTACTTTATAAAGATTTACTAATTCAGGATTAAGGTCACTAATAGTAGTATACTTGTAGCCAAGGTCAAACGCCAAAGCCCCACCACCAATAAAAGGCTCATAAAAAACATGGCCATTAAGTTTTTCTACATCTATGTATTTCTTAAGTTCTGATAAAACTTGGCCCTTTCCACCTGGCCATTTAAGTATTGGTTTCATCTTCTGCCTCCTCGTCCTCGGGTGGTTCAGGTAAGTAAGTCCAATGAGTTACCCTATCTATACTACCTGGGATTCTCCACGAATAGCCCCAGTCACCCCACTCACAATAACCTTCTTTTACCATCTTCTTTCCACTGTACTGTTTACAAGCACAGAGTACTCTGATAGATACTTTACCATTTTTATATCTACTCTTCTTATCTGGGTCTATCTCTGGGAGTCTTTCATCTACGCTTATCCAATTAGTCATTTTCTTTATAACCTCCATTTAATCATGATAGAACTCATGAAGATAGCCACAGTCAATTTGCTGACCATCTTTAGTATCAATGATTTGTAAGGCATGAAAATCGTTCATGCCGCTATCTCCATCTATCATTACTAATAAAGAAAACAAAATGCCATCTACAATTTCTTCTGTTGTTCTAGTGCTCTGCCTAAGCCAGTAGTTCTTTATATCTTTAACCTGATTAATAAATTGTTCTTGCTTGGTCATATTACTTCTTCCTCTGTAAGTTTTTTACCGCAGTAAGGACAGTATTTAAATTCCTGAGTCAGTTCTTTATCGATAACATTTCCGCTAATCCAGCCCCAGCCTTCCCAAAGGACTTTCTCCAAAGTCTTTCCACAGCAGATAAATGTCTGCTTAAAGATCTTATCTGGTTTCATCTTGGGGTTTTCTAACGAAGGCTCTTCAAGCACCTCTAGAATTATCTTATTCATAATTGCTCCTTAAGTTCTTTCATTCTTGCTATAGCTTCAGCCTCAGTCTTAAAACTCTTTTCTACTACATAGAAGTTAGTAGAAGGCAGCCACTGCCAACAGATAAGTTCTTCACCTGTTTTAAGCTCCTCCCCATAGACACTATATTGCACCATCTTAAGAGGCTTACCCTTACGCGCAAAGTATTCTACTACTGCATATCTAGTCTCATAAGGTGCTGAATAGATTACATTAACCTTTGCTGCCCTACGATACTTCTCTTCAAATACCTCCATAGTAGTAGGTTTCTTAATTCCTGTCATATCAAAGGGCCTCCAATTCATTAAGTACCTGATCAAGCTTAGGTTGAACTACAGCAAGAAGCTCTTCTTGAAGATTCTCTCCATAAGCCTGCGCGATCTCTTCTAAGGTCTGGAGTTCAGTAATCTCACTCATCAAAGATTCATAGGCTTCTATTTTATAAAGCAAGCTGGATGCTTGTAAAGCTTTCTCTCTTGTCATATTAAAGTGCCTCTAATTCTGCTCTAAGCTCCGCTCTCTTTTTATCACAGTAATCCGCAATAAGCTTTGCGAGCTCTTCATCTGTAATTAAAATATTAGACGTCTCATCTGACTTACAAATATAAGCTTTCTTTCTAAAGAGCTTAAATCTCTGATATGGAAATGAGCAGATAAAAGCTATCTTATCATAACGGCCAATCTGTGCTTCAAGCTCATTAGCTTTATCTATAGTTTCTTTTTTCATACTTCCTCAAGCTCCTTAATCATAATAGGTACAATCTTAAACTCCTCGGTAGGAGCAACCATCTTTCCGGTATAACAATCCCTACCCTTGATATAATGCCAAGCCTGTTCCTCAGCTCTCTTCTTACTTACATAGATCTGAGCTTCTCTAAGCTGTGAACTAAACTTCTTAAGGCCACAGCTGTATTGGCCATTAGAGTACTTGATTACCCAAAGTCCTTTATCTGGATTCATATTACTTCTTCTCCTTCATATTAAACTGCAGGGTCTTAAGCTTAGTAGCCACATTCAGAAGATCACGGAAAGCCTGTCCCTCGGAAGTCTCTGTATAGAGATAATCAATTACCTTATCTAACTCTTTAATAGCCATATCCAGAGCTACTGCATCAGCTCTGGTGACAAAAGGCATAGCCTTATCTGCTCCAGGTCCCCAAAGAATACAGTTCTCTCCAGGCCAGCCTGCGTAGTAAAGAGTATTAGACATCTTAGTAGGTTTACATTTAATTATATATTGATGCATCTTATCTCTCCTTATATTCAATAACAATACAAAGCTGATTATCCTTACCTGTATTTACTGCCTGCCAACTAACTACCTCAAGAGTAGGATTCTCTTTAAGCCAGTTATTAACCAGGTTATCTGCTGAGATCCAATGCTTAGTATCCTTTACGTAATAGTAATCCGAAACAAAGTGTTTAAATCCTGTTTTCATATAGTCCTCCAATTTAAAGTACTATAATATAATACAATACAAGAGTATATAAAAATAAAGCCTATAATAAATTTAATTACTATAGACTTTATTATATTAATTCTTTGACTTGCTTTTCAACATATACTCAAGCCAGTGCTCGTAGCAATCCATGTCATGGGGACACTTATCACAACCATCTGCTGAGTACATACATACAGCGTGATAGCATTCAGGTTTAATCATCTATGTTATCCAACCTTTCGTTAAGCTCTCTAGCTTCCTCTTTAGGTATAGCTATTGCTGCCCCCATAACAACTACGAGAAAAAGAGACATAAGGCCACACAGAAGTCCGGATACAAAGAGTCCAAGAGCAGCCCAACCTGCTGCACTGAGGAAAGCCAAGAAGGCTGAGACAGCTACACTGAGAAACATAAGAGCAAGAAAGCAAGCGGCCATTTCCGCAAGACCTAGCCCTAAGCATCTAAAAAAGGGTTTCATTTCTTATCCTCCTCTGATCTTACTTTAGAGATCTTCGACATAACCTGCCAAGAAAGACGGTAGCAGGGAATATCCATGAGACCTGCTTCCTCAAGTCTCTGCGCTTTACGAGAACATCTCTCCTGTATAAAGTCAAGCTCTTCTTGTGTAAGCTCCAGAGTATAAGTAGGCTCCTTAGCAAGATCTACTCCTAGAAGCTTATATACTTCATTAGTCTTATCCACTTTAGCTAAGCCCTTTGACATCCACTTATCTACCATAGTAGGATCTTCAAATTTGTTATACATCTTTATCCTCCCCCATTCCCTCACGCAGCTCGAGGATAAGAGTAAGCACCTCAGCATAGGTAGTACCTCTACCAAGCCAAAAGGCAAAGCCTTCCTCATCTCCAGTACCTTTATAAAAAGTTTCACGTGACTTAGACACAGCTTCTTTCTTTTTTAAGATAATAGCAGCAAGCTCATCAGCAAAGTCTTCTTTACCCTTCTTATAAAAAGATTTATAAAAAGCTGCTTCATCAATATTCTGCTTATCCATAATTTATTCTCCTATATCAATATATTTTCGTACAGGCCCCTCAATCCAGATCACTTCAATCTGACGCTTCTCCAGAGCCTCATAAATCTCCGTGTACGAGGGTTCGGCTATGAGGGAGTAATCTTGCTTGGGCTCTTTCTTCTTGGCCACAGGACGAGAATATAGATGCCCTACAGTAAGATTGATATGGGTCTTTAAATTACGTCGATCGATTTTCTTATACCTTAGCATTCTGTGCCTCCAACTTCTCTTCGAGGTATGCCTGAATCTTAAGCTTAAGTTCAAAGGAAGAAAGACCTGCGACTATGAGACCACCTCTGTTTAAGAAGCTGAGGGAGAACTGACCATTGATATCAGTATTCTCAAACCAGCAAATATGCTTCTTATCTTCCTGAGGTCTGTAGCCATGTTCCCTCTCGTACTTATCCATCTCAGCGTTATGATCGAAGTCTTCCTGAGTATAGATAAGAACCGTGTTGTCATCATTCTTAGCTGCATGGTAGCTAGGATAGAAAGCCTTGAGGCCGAGAGCCTCGCAGGCTTCTTTGATAGCTGTCTGTTGCTGAGTGTACCTGGGGTCGAGGATAGTTACTCTGTTTCTGTTGTACATAAGTCCTCCTTAGATTTTGTTCATGTAATAGATTCGAGCGGGTTCGATAGTTTCATGACTTACATCTACTTCCTTGGTTTCTGTATCATAGACATATGTACACTTCTCTACCGTAGGCAGATAGTAATGGATCTTTCCTTGCTGTGCTACAGCATACTGACAAGCTTCCTTAAGATCTAAGAACTCAGCATTGAGGACACGATACCCTTCAATATCACATCCGTAGACTTTATAAATAACAGTAGTTGTCATGCCATAAAGTATCCTTTCTTTTTCTCTTCTTCCCAAGCTGCCTTGGTTGTAGTGTGGGTTGACTTGGATATAGAACCCCAGCAGTTTGTCATGACCTTGACAGTCACAAGATTAGGATACTGAGGAGAAGTCTTTTCTTCAAGGACCTCAAGAATGTAGTGTTCTAGAAGATTCATTCTTACCCTCCAAGTTCTTAAACCTTTGTTCATTAAGCTTCTCATAAGTCTGCTGCAGTTCTCGCATAGCCTCAACCTCTTCAACAAGGGCATCGTATTTCTTAGCTTTAAGTTCGAGCTCTTCAATGCGTTCACGATCATCGCTAAACATAGAGCCACTAAGCCAGATGTAAGCAGAGAGAAGCAAGATAGCAGCAATCGAGAAGTTAAGTACGCAGAGATAATAGATCGCAAGACCAATACTTATTAAACCAACGAGTAATTCAAACCAGTGTTTCTTAATATAAGACATTTTACTTTACCCCCTTATCAGGTCCGAGCTTACGCATACAGGTGTAGTGATTAGGCTCTGTTTCTATTACATCTGTGATAGCACGGTTCTTGATTTGTTCTACTTCCTTCTCGAGAGCTTTGATTCTTTCTTCATTGTAATTAACATTGGCCATAATAAGCCAGACCACACAGCTCAAGGTCCAAGCCACTGCCATGAGATCATCTCCCTGCACCATATTAATAATAGCCAGAGCAAGAGCGGCGATACCAAAGAGTATGTTCGGCCACTGCGATTTCAAAAACTTCATATATGTTATTCTCCTTTAAGCATTAAGTTTAGTATTACATTTCGGGCAGGAGAGCAAGGGATTAAATTCCTTAAAGTCCTCGGACCAAAAAGATTCTTCCGGGGTTTGGAAGCCACAGACAGGACACCAGTAGGTGCAGCCTAGGTCATCGTCATTACCCTTGAGTTCCCAATACTTTTCTTCTGCAGCAGCTTCGATCTTCTTCATCTCGCCTTGGTACTCTGCTATGAGTTCCTTAATCCTCGGGGTTTCCTTACCGCCGGAAAGCTGGGTCAGCATAGCGAGTTCCTCTTCGATAGCGTTCATTCTGTAAGTCAGCTTCATTCCTCGATCTCCTTTACTTCTGCTATCGAGAGTTGCTGCAGAAAGAAGTTACAATAATTCATTGCCTTCAGGTCTGCCCTCTCGCGAGCGAGTTCGAATTCTTTCTGTACTATATCCCACAAGGGTTTCTTTTCAACATACTGTTTCTTCATAGTTACTCCTTTAAACCGAGAGCATCGCAGAGGTTATCGAAAGCATCTGCTGCAGCATTTGAAGAACCAAAGACTACCCTCTCGCTCTTGGTATCACCACAAGTGAAAGTAAGATAGATCTCATTGTTCAGGACCTGCGCGGTTCTGATAGTCTCAAGGTTAATAATCTTGTCTTCCTGAATCTCGTAGAACTTCATTTCAATCCTCCAAATTTCTTTGCTTCATTAATCCGTATTTCAAGTCGGGTAAGCTGATCCTCAAGTTCCTGTCTACGGATATACAGGTCAGAAATCAGGGCTTCGGCTACCTCTTCTTTGGTAAGGTAGAGCGTAAGGATTTCGTATTGAACCAGGGCCCAGTCGTAATACTCGACTGTTCCACCCTTGAGTTTGTAACCAATTCGAAAAGCAGCTTTGCGAGAAGGCTGAGCAACCCGTTCCTCATGGAAGGTGATAGAAGTAATTACTACTTCTTTAATTTTATTATTCTGAATAGTGTAAGCTACCTGGCCTTTAACCAAAGTCTTTGCTTGTTCGTAAGTGATCATCTCAGTCTTCCTCCCAATACTTAGGATCTCTCAGGCTCTGGCCGAAGAGGTTGTACCATCTTCCACACTCGCATCTCACTGCTCCGGCGTAGTCCGAGTCAAGAACAACCTCTGCTCCGCAGATACACTTTCCAACTGCCGGCTCGATGTAAGACAAGGTTTCTTTTCTGAACTCCGGTTCAGTAAGTCTCTCGTCCTTGAGACAAAGATTATAGTTCTCGATTGCTTCAGGAGGCATCTTATCGAAAGCCGGTGTTCCGTCTCTGTTAGCCGGGAAGCAGAAGCCACAGTCAGGATCATCCTTATAAAAAAACTCGATGTAATACTCAGTCAGAGTCGAAGGCGTTCTCTCTTTGATAATCTTAATCATTTTCTTTCTACCCCAATTTCCTTTCTCTCTTCCTCAGACATGGAATCGATAATCATAGGTGTCACTGCACACGCTGCCATAACCAAGGTTACCAAACCAATAATAATATAAGCTACGATAGTCATTATGTAAGTCCTCCAGAAATATGTAAGTTTCATTCTCTATATATATTATACTACATTTCACCAAAAAAGTAAATAGTTAAACTGCACAGACTTTAACTTTTTTTCTATATAAAATGACCGGACTCCCTTTTTGAAATCCGGTCATTTTAATATTAGTTATAGTGTGTCTGAATATAGCTCTTCAAAACTAGGTCAAAGACGGGTTCGTCGTCATATAGGATCTGTTGAAGTTCTTCCTCAAGTTCATCCTCGTCAGTAGGAATGTCAGCTTCAGTTTCCCAGTAATCGAGGGGATCAATAAATGACCTAAAGTGTTTCTGAAACCACGAAAGTACTTCGAAGTTTTCATCTCCGGTAGTACAGTAGATAACGTCATCATTGTCACAGTCTTCATGAATCGTATCTATCAAGTTCTCAAATTCAATATCGAAATCGGAAGGACTGGTAATTGCATCTTGGAGAACCTCAAGCTCAGGTTTAGAGAGGTCACACTTTATGAGGTACAACTGACTTACATCATCTGGCCCATATCCGAGGAAGTCAGGAAGGTCTTTCTCCTTTCAGTGCTTGACAGCATTTTTAAGAGATCTGTCGATATGATATACTGAGTAACTTTCACCTCGATCATATCTATAGTATGTAAGATAAATTTTCATTATGGGAGTCTCCTTATTAAATTTATTAAGTCTGTATAATTTAGCAATAAAAAAGGACGAAGCCGGAGTTAAGCACGCCGGCTTCGTTATTACTACAATCACAATATTCAAAACAAACAAAATAAACTTAAGTTATAGCTACTTCCATTTCATAAGCTCTTGCTCCTCCAAAGCTACTAAAGGTCGGTGGGAATGTACGGGAACACTAGTTAATATAAATCTAATCTCCTACGTTGCTACTTCATTTTCTTAGCCCCTCCAATGGCACAACAAGTAAGGGTTGATCGGCTCACATCAAACATAAGTCTAATAATAATCAATCTCTTAAGTTGCTACGTCATTTTCATAGTCCCTCCTCAAGACCCAAAGAAATTAAACGGTTATGTGGTACCGAAAAACATGTCAGTCTACATACTCATATACTCATCATCTTCGTCTTCCCAATCGTCGTCGGGCAAATCCATATCCCGGCGGCAGAGGAGAAGACCTTCGGGAACATCCTCTTCTGTCTCCCTCTCGAACTCTTCTTTTGTTACCTCAGTAATTTCGTACTGACAATCTGCATCAAAGTGAAGAGCGAGGGCGAGGTGAGCGGGGGGTTTCGTTTTCAAGGGTTGAGGAAACATAGAACTCCCACTCATCATCCTCGTCTTTGATGTTAGTTATCTTAAAGTATTTCATTTTGGATTACCTCACTGAATAATAATGTCGTCACCTGCTTCGGAAGCAAGAACTTCTACATAGCTCCAGTCTTCGTCAGTCGCCTTGAGAGTAAGAGTAGCAGAAGGGTCAGCCTTAGACAAAAGCTCTATAAGCTCTCTCACATTCCTCGCGTCTCCAATATATTTATACTGCATCACTAACCTCCTTGATGATCACATTCGTAAAGTCAGTCAAACTTCCGACCTCGACGGTTTTGGTTTCGAAGGGAACAATCCCTCTCTTCTTGAGAGCTTTGAGATACAGCTCTCTGCGTTCTTCCGGCGTAAGCTCAGGCTTAGACATCTCCTACCTCCTTGAGGCTCTCAACCTCTTCCCAAAGATCGGCATAGAGTTCAACATCGAATTGGGGGTTGTTGTAGAAATCAGCGTAAGTCATTTTGAAATCCTCCGTTTCGTTCGCTTGATTACATTTATATTATACCATAAAACGAAGGATTTGTAAATTGACAAAACAACCAAAGTTTAATTATTTTTCCGTGTAAATCTTACGAAGGCTCCTCCTCAGTAACCAGATCAGCTTCCTGAAGAGTAATATGAACTTCAACTAAAGTATCATCCGGCGCAGTGTAGTCGATCTCGTAAAACTCCTCTGCCTCAGAACCATAAACTCTGAGGGACTCAGAGATCAGATCCTTGTCCTCTGCATCCTCAGTGTTCTCATAGATCACAGAGATCCACTCATCTTTGCTCTTGGTCAAAGCCTTGAGAGCTTGCTCCCGGTTAATGTAAACTCCATCACTTCCGGCGGAAGCATCAACCGGCATCCCGTCTCCACCCATAGCTCTGGCCCAACAGATTATATATACCTTTTCCATATTAGTTCTCCTTTTCTCCGATGATATAAAAGTCTCCCTCTCCGAGTTTACCGGAAAGTTTATTAGAAGCGATCCTTACTGCCTGAGGTCCAGACTCTGCCGTGACAGTAATCTGATATTCCTTACCTCCAGCTTTTCGAAAGCCTATCAACCAAGGTTTGTATTCCATTTAATCCTCCTCAATAGTAGAATTGATCATAAGCTTTCCGCAATGCGGACAGAACTTAGAATCCGTACTCTGGCCGAAGCAATCGTTCAGAGCCGAACGACCACAGTTCGAACAAGTGTAGTACAGCCCATCTTCGTGGAATATCCAGAACGCTTCATTTTCGTCCACAGACCGCGTTTCTTCCTTAGGCAGTAAAGTATCAGGGCCCACGGCTTCGTCTCGTTCTTGGGCGTTTTTGGTAGGCTGTGGCTTAAGCCACAAATCAAGTTCTTTTAACTTTCTGAATTCAGGCATTTTCAACCTCCTGCAAATTAGCTTCGTTCCACCAGCCGGAAAAGCATTCTACTTTGTATTGGGGTTCTCCTCGATAAACTCTACGGTCTGTTACCCTGAGTCCGGGACCACGCGTAGAGTAGACGGGTGTACCACCAAAGGAAGAACTGAACATTTCTCCAAATCGGATATGAACTTTTTGACCTTTCTTAAACTTGAAGTCCATATTAACCTCCGTGCATTTTAGCGATCTGGGCAGGGGAAGCAAGGACGAGTCTATCCTCTTCCCACCATCTATTACCCTTGAGTCTGTAGTAGGTTCCTTGTCGAGCGGTGATCTTAAAGAGCTGTCTATTTGCGGTGTGGGTAATCCATACCCAGTCACCTTTCTTAAACTTAGGCATTTTCAGTCCTCCAATCTGTGTCGCTTACATTTATATTATACTATATTTGCAAGCGATTGTAAACTGACAAAGTACACGAACTTTTATTATTTTTCCGTGTACTTTGCCAGTCTAAGCACATCAGTTGTAGGCAGTGAGCCAAGCGCAGATCCTTTTCTTCATATCCCTCTCCTGCTCTCTTGCTGCTTCCTTAGAATCGAAAGCCCACAGGAAAGTTACGCAGTCAGTGTGGAAGGTATCCACATTCGCCCACTTCTTCTGAACAAAGTCTCTGAGCTCATCCCAAAGTTCTTCATTCTGAGAAACAGCGTACAGAGTATCCTGCATATTCTGTGGCCACTCGATCTGCCAACCAAGGTATTCGTTGTGTACTACCATCTTAAGCCTCCTCGTCAGTATAGAAACAACTTGCATCAGAATCGACTTGAATATCGAAAAAAGTTCCGCCGTTTGCAATGCAGTCATCAATCATACGACTAACTTCCTGCAAGAATTCCTCTTTCGTACCATAGCACATACCAGAGCCGTTGTCATTAAGCGTCTCAATAGTAAAAGTAAACTCCTCTTCAGGTTCTGCAGGAGCTTCGTATCTTCCGCTGAACACAGACTCAGGATAAATGGCTTCCTCACCTTCAAGGTAGTAGTGAGGTTTGTTGTCATAGGAAGGAGCAATTCCCGCGATAGTCGCGACTGTACCTCCCTTATCTGCGAGACCACAAGTAGGGTTCTTAAAAGAAACCTTAAACATTACCTGATCTCCTACTTCGTACTTATGAATAATGTTTCTCATTATGCTACCTCCACATTAGTTCCAAGACTAGGACCTGCAATCCAAATCATATCAATTTGACCAAGCTTGAGAGCATACTTAAGTTCGTCAAGCATAAAGCCATCAACTACCTGAAAGCTTTTATCTTCACGATACTTAGCAGCCTTTCTATCTCTAAAATAAAGATTACCATCTGTTCTTTTAGAGAGTCTAGTTACATTTCTCGTAGTTACATTTGTGTAAGTAATCATAATTATAACCTCCGTAGTTCCGTTTACATATATATTATACCACAAAATGAAATATTTGTAAATAGGTAAAGCACACAGACTTTAACTTTTTTTCTGTGTGCTTTACATAAGTATTATTAAATTCGCTGACGAACAGTAATAATCTTGAAAGTCTTACCCATATCTATGGCTCTGAAGATACGGGCATCTCGGTCAGCTTCCTCAAGCCAGTCATATCTCTTTGCCTTCCTCTTATTACATTCGAAGACTGAAGCTCCAGACTTTCCCTCTCCACAGTAGAAGTACTCGAGATCAGGTCTGGTGTCGAGAGTCATCTGAATTACATACTTGGTTACCATCATAAGTCCTCCTTGCTCAGTACCACTGAGACCACATAGCATATTTGAAATCAGAATTTTTCGGATACTCTCCGGTATACTCCTTATAAAGCTCAGACATTTTGGAAATGAGTTCCTGATTAAGAACTCCAGCGGGCATATTGAGTTCAAAGAACTCGTTGTTGTCTCCGAGGTTTCCACCATCGACATACTTGTCCACCTGAATGAGTCTGGCGAACTCCCCACACATGCCATCGTAGATCAGGAGAAGCTTTCCCTCTCGGTCACTGGTATGGTAGTTATATTCGTCAAGCTCCGGATACTTTTTCTCCAGAGCGTGACATTTCGCAAAACTCTTCAAAGGTTTCTCAAGCTCCAAGGTGAGACCGGTAAGTACTCTGCACTCTACACTCATCTCAGGTCCTCCCGCAATTAGACCACACCACTTCATTGGTGTCATCATCGTCTTCCGGCATAAAGGTTACCTCCACGCACTTGTAGAGTTTGTGGTCGAGGAAGCTGTGGGCAGCACGGATAGCTTCCTCATCAGTCTTCCACGCAGACACTGGTTGAAGATTGTCTTTGGTTTCCCCGGCAAACAGAATGTAATCAAACTTCTCAGTCTTCATCTTCTACCTCCTCAAAAAGTTCATTGGCTTTTGCCATCTCGGTTACTTCATCTTCCGACATCCACTTGAGACACATCAGAACTACGTCTCTGGGATTGAGGATACTCTCGTCGATCATCTCAAGTATCTTGTTTGTGGTTTCGCGAGAGGGTTTAAGGCCGGCCCTCCAGTGCTTAGGTCTCGTAGTCATCTTTATTCCTCCTCATCTTCTTCATCAAAATCGATCAGGTCTTCAAGATCTTCCTTACAGGTTACAGGAATAGGGGTTTCACAAGTACCCATTGAGTAATCGTATCTCCAGTCTTCTACATCAGGAAGACCATCTTCGTAGATAGCAGTAAGGATATGGATAGCGACATTGAAAGAGTCATCATCTATCTTATCCTTTGCAAACTGAATAAGAGTATCTTCATCTGTGAGGTCGTCGATATTCTCTCTTGCCCACTCAAGAAATTCTTCAAATTCCATACTCTCAAATTGTTCTCTTTTCATTTTCGGCATCATAGTTTTTTCCTCCGTTGTTCTTATTGAGGGCTCAGTTAAACACCAAGCCCCATAGCTTTCAGAATTACGTTATAACAATATGTACAAACATCAAGCTTCGTTCTTTTCCTCAGAAGATTTCGTTTGAACTCAGGAAGCTTCTTTTTGTTGTAGAAGGCCGGGGTAATCAACTCAAAAATGTTCTGAACGAACTGGTCTCTCGTTACTGTAGGGTCTTCAAACCAAGCATTTATTTTTTGGTTGCTCTCAAACAGCTCTTTCGAATAGCATCCGTTCTCTCTCGTAAAATCCATAGTAGTCGTCATTTTTTTAATCCTCTCTTTTAATTTTATCAGGGCACTTATTCTTTAACTTACATTTATATTATAACATAAATCGCCAAAAAAGTAAACTGACAAAATAGCCAGAGTTTAACAAATTTTTTGTGCAGTCTGTTAAACTCTGGCTATTAGTATTTAATTAGAAATCAGCTTCGAGCTTGTCAAATCTGAAATCCTTAAAGATCGGGAAGCGAAGACTAATGCCGCCGTCTGCATTTGTCGTTTCTTCGAAGTACTGAATCTCAGCAATCTTACCAACGAAGTCGGAAGGCTCAAGCCAGATAAGATCTCTAAGCTTATCGCTGAAGCCGGAACCAACTTTCACGATGTTACCGTTCTTGTACCTTACGTGAATGGCACCGAGAGTACCGGAGAGTCTGCCGGAACCTTCTTCGAAGCCGACGATCTCAAGGTCAAGAGTGTTCATCTTCTTCACCTTCATCAGAGACCACGTTCTGGAGAACTCATAGACAGCATCACAGATGTTGATCATCACTCCCTCTTCCTGATTGGCGATAGCTTCGTCAAGGAATTCAAGGATCTTGGAAGTGTCAGTTCCCACGTAGAGAACAGGCAGCAACTCAAAGTAGGTGGGAGCTTTTGCAGCATAGAAGAACAAACCCTCAAGTAGCTCTCTTCTCTGTTTCCAAGTGTGAGTGCACTTCTGGTTCTTCCACTCATCGATGTACATAGCATCGAAGACTTTCATCTTGAGTCCATGCTTCTCGCCATCGGAACGAGTGATCTTCATTGCTCTCTTGTAGGCTTCCTTACTCGGAATTCCAGAGTCATCAAGGATAGTGATCTCTCCGTCAAGAACGGTTCCGTCAGGGAAAGTTTCCAGCATCTCCCTCTCCAGATCTACCAGACCCTCGTATCTCTGACCAGCTCTGGTGAAAAATGAAACCTGATCATTTTCGCGAATAGCAATGATACGACCGCCATCAATCTTGGTAGTGAGGGCAAAGGTCTTACCCTCTACCTTACTGGGCTTCTCAAAGTATTTCTGCGCGAGCTGAACCGAGAATGTAGGAATGAGTCCCGGCATTGCAGCGTTAATCGACTTGGCATCGACTCCGATACTCAGATCCTTACAGATAAGCTTCTCAAGAAGAGCAGCAAGCTCCATGTTATAGGCAGCAACCTGACCGAGAGTTTCCTGACACATCTTGATCGCAGTATCAGTACCGGTATTATGTTTCTCCAACCAGTAGAAGAGATCGAAGATAGAATCTGCCGGATACGGGCGAACTCCCTCGGGATGTTTACTCAACTTCTTGGTGCTTAGGCCGTAGACCGCGAAAGGATCGAAGACGATCTTGAGGTACTTCTGAATGACCTCGTCGTCCTTATACTTCTGCAGAACCTCCTGCTTAAACTTCTTAGAGTTACTTGAGGAGATCTCCTTTACGAATTCATTAAAATGCTGAAGTGTTCTCATACTGCCTCCTTAGATGCGAAAATTAGCGTCACATTCGAACTCTCCAAGAGCTTTATACAACTGCTGAATAAAAGCAATCTTAGAGTTTAGATTGTTATTAACGATTTTCTTTACCGGACGAACAACTTCCTGATAGAAAGGACACTCGTCTGTTACCAGACACTTGTCACATACACACTTTCCAGACATATCTCTCCTCCTTACTTAATTCTCTTAAATGGATACTGCTCGTACACAAACTCGTTCAGATACTTTCCGACAGACGGAGCAATAATAAGTTCTTCATATACTTCTTTAGGCACATCATGGAAAGTATAGATTCTTCCATCCTTGTACTCGACGCGAAGACATTCTCCAGCAGTACCAAATTCAAGTCTCTTAATGTGAGAAGAATTAGGGGCATCAAAAACTTTAATCATATTATGTATCCTCCATGCTCTTGTTTACATTTATATTATACCATATTTTTCATAATTTGTAAATAGGTAAAGCAGCCAGAATTTTCCTGATTTAACAAGATTTTTCTGGCTGCTTTACACATCAAGTGGTCATACAATATTTTTGGAAGAGGTCTTTAAGATATTTGAACCAATAGCTCTCTTCCATATTATAGTCGGGCTTCACAAAATCGAAGCTATAGCTCTTTCCGACAATAGTTTCAGGAAAAGCTTCCGGGTTAAAACGACATACATCTGCCTGAAGATGCTTGATGTACTCTTGAACCTGTTTCCACTCATAAGGAGAGAACTTGGCGGCTGCTTCAAGACAGTACTTACTAAGAAGCAACTCCACTCTAGAGAGCTCAAGCAAAGACTTAGCAGTAAGCTGTACAGCCTTCGCTCTAATCTCCTCGAGGGTTGGAAACACGAGAGCTGCTTCAGCTGCAAGGTATTCCTTCTCATACTCCACGCAAGCATTATAAAAGTCCTGCAGATCCTTATCCGTGAGACCGGCTGCCGGAACTCCGTTCCATCTCCACTCTGCATCATGGTAATGAGGAAGTTTGGAATATGTCTCATGAGGCAGAGTACCACGACCACAGTCAGAAGAGATACTGAGATAAGCCTGACCATCAGAGATAAGCTTGGATACTCTTACTGCCTTACCTGCGCGATAGCATTGAAAATGGTTTCCGTCGTCTGAGAAATCTTCTTCAGGCCAACGCTCAAACCCATATTTAGTCATCACGATTCTCTTCATGCCTGAGCTCCCTTCAGCATAAATGCTTTTGCCACAAGGCTATTCTCATTCAGAACCACGGTCTCCTCTTCCTGAGAGGGACGGAAGAAGGCGTCAACCCTCTCGCCTTTGTCGTTAGTAATAACGATAGTCATCTTTTCTTTCCTCCTTTAACTGTGCTTGATTTTGAAATAGCTTACTGCCGGACCATTGACGAAAGAGAACTGGACCTTGTTCTTCATCGCCTCCAGGCAATCTTCTTCGCTGAACCCGTCTACCAACTCCCAACGGTCATCATCCTGATTAAACCAGTAAAGGTTTCCGTCAGTACGGTTGTAGTAGTGATTCAGGGTCTTCGAATTAACGGCTTCGATAGTTTTCATTATTCTGTCCTCCAATAGGTTCGCTTGATTACATTATTATTATAACATATTCCAAGCCATTTGTAAACTGACAAAACTACCAGACTTTTACTATTTTTCTTATACAAAATGACCCGACCGAAATCGGGTCATTTTCAAAAGTCCAATATCGAAATCAGACTGTTTTCAGATTACATCGCGAGACCGGCTTCGAACTCAGTCAGATATGTAGCAGGCACAAACTTTCTGATCTCATCGACATTCTGTTTCTTGCCGAACTGGAAACCGTACTTGTCAACGAGAGTCCAGAAGAATTCGACTGAGTCAATTGCCTTCTTGTTCTTTTCCGTAGCCTTGACGGTCAGTACAGAAGGAACTTCAGCATCGAAAGTGCCGTGGATACTGAGAGTATACTTCATAGGATTATTTCCAGAAGTCTTTGCTCCCTTCTCGTAGACTGTGGCACATTCAACCGGTCCGAACTTAGACTCAAACCAGCTCTTACACTCTTCGGGCATCGAGGGCTTGATAGACTTAAGATGCTTTGCCATCCAACCGATCATCTCGTATTCAGTCTGCGGAGTCTTACAGAGCGTAGACAAATCTTCAGGCTTCAGACGATCGAGACGAGCAATAGTCTGCTCAACTTTCTTCTTTGCTTCAGCTTCCTGCTTTTCCTGTTCTTTCTGAAGACGAGCAGCTTCCTTACGAGCTCTCTCTTCTTCTCTTCGCTGCTGGTCCATTTCAAACCAGTTAGCTCCGTACTCTGCCATCAAACAGTCCAGAGTTTCCTGATCAGTCTCGTCGAAAGTGATAAGCTTACGTGCAGAGATGATAGAGAAGGCGAGAGTTACTGTCTTGACCGGGGACTCAAAGGTCATGAAAATTTCAGGCTTGCCCTGATATTCAGAGCACCTGAGGCTCGTAACCTTACCGGCACCGTAGACCTTGTGGACGCAAGCGATTTCGCAAGCAGTTTCAGAATTGAGAGTAGTGAGCATAGTCGTATCCATAGTTGGACCTCCAAAATTTTATTTGTCAGAACTTAACTTCTTTGTTCTTACATACTAATTATAACATATTTTGACAAAAAAAGATACTGACAAAACAGCCAAAGTTTAATTATTTTTCTATGCAGAATATAAAAAGGGAGCACAGCCCAACGACCAACTGTGCTCCAAAAAGAAAGGAGGTGAAAAATGTATGCAAGAACTACAACGCCCGCACATTATATTATACAATGTCGAAAACCAAAATTTAACTATTTTAGAAAGTTTCTTCTGAAACTCCAGTAAACTGTTTCTGCTGAGTTCCGATTCTAGTGCCGACCCCGGAAGCCGGATAGGTAGGTCGGTTCTTCGGAAGCACCCAACTTACGTTAGTGTATCCACTCGCTGCTGCCTGACGAATTATAGCAACCTGAGTTGCCGGATCTTGAGTAAACTCTGTGAGAGTATCATGGAAGATCTGAATAACTCCCTTAGTCAGATTACCCTTCTTACCTTCGATAATAGCTTCGACCCAGAGCTTATAAGCTTCTTGTACTTCCGAGGTATGACTCAAGGTAGCAGTAAACCCGGTGAATGTCGCAATCTTACCCTGTCGTTTGGCGGCAGCTACATCAGTAGTCTTGGTCTTAGCTTTCTTCTGCAACTTCTCCAGAACCTTAACATCATCGTCGAGAAGATATTCCGCCATCTGCTGGACGTTGATTCCAATCTCATTAGGATTCTCAGGGTTAACCTGAAGAACTCCGATCCGAATTAATGCCTGATCCAAAGCGAGTTGCTGTTCTACCGGAATTCCGCATTCCTTTTCTACATACTCTCGCTTGAGAGGGAAGTAACCTGTGGCCACGAGAGTATCCCACTTCTTTTCTATTACCCTAGGATAAACATCGAGTAGGACGGCAAAGTAGGTGCTGAGTTCCAGACCGAAGTAACGAACCATCTTCTTATTAACAAGGAGATAAGAGTCCTTGCTCATAATATCAATAAACATAAAATCCTCCAAATAAATATTCTATTTTATTATACGATATAAGTAACTACGAAAAAACACCCCATCCGAAAATAGGGTGTTTTGAATTTTACATATTTGAAAACCGGTGGTTTTCAAATTATATGTATTAGTAGGAGAAATTACCTCGTGCATCCGCAAGAGTACGATCGAGGAAGCGATAAAGCTTCTGATTGTTGGCACTTCTGATAGCTTCGAGAGCCTTACCGAACTCTACCGGATTGAAGTTATAGTTTTCACCGAAATACGAGGCATAATCCTGAGGAAGTTTGCTCAGAAGCTGCACGCACCGGAAAGGCCAGAACTCTTTGGATACTTGAGTGAACTTCTTGGGATTACCTTCAGGATCTCGGCCCTCAACAACCTTCTTCGAAGTCTTCATAACGTCGTTGAAGGCGATAGTGTCGAGGATGATGGCCTCAACAATCTTCTTCTTGTTGAGATAAAGCTGAACCAGAGCTCTGGCATTACCTTCCGCAGAAGACCGAGCTTGATAATCAAGGTCATCATCGTCAGCGAGAGTATCACCAAGAGTGGTCTTGCCCTCTCCGCCAAACATTTCGCTGATTTCCTCATCCATCGAGGCAGCGTAGTGATTAGCACGGCTCTTGTCGAGGTTTTCCTGATAGTTATCTCGGAGGAAGGTAGTCTTGATGCACTTCTTTACAGCCTGATCGGCATTAACACCACGAGAGGGATCCTGCCAGACCTTGTACTCAAGAGCAAGCTCAATAGCTTTCCAGCCCTTGGAGATCTTCTCGTCGTATTCTACGTTCATACCGATCTTCTCATTGATGAAGTAACTCCAGAAACGGAGCATAAGACCGGCAGCGCAGCAATCACGAAGCTTCTCGTCTCCAGCTTCTCTTGCAGCCTCCATAGTATCGAGCATCCAAGCTGCGGTTGCAGGATCTTTGTTAGAGTACTTAACTCCATAGTCCCTCTCAAGAACCGCTGCCTGTGCCTTAAACATAGTAAAAGCGGGGTTAGTCAATATGTATCACCTTGTCCTTTCTTTCATTGTCTCAGTCACAGAAACTGTAACTTACCTTATCAGTAAATGCCGGGAACAGCTGCTGCTTCTTCTGTCTTGCCACTGCCTCAACCTCAAGCAAGCCCTTACGAACTTTGAGAACCTGAGCAGCGGTCAGTCTGATCATCTTCATTGCCTTACCATCTGAAGTCAGTCGCTCCCAAATGTAATAGTACTGTCTATGACCGGCGGAGGAACATCTCACTCTCTTACCTTCTACCTTCTTGAAGGCAGGTGTAACCTTTGCTACACCGACATGAGTGCAGGTCCACTTACCAGACTTCATTCCCATATACTTACTTTTCATTTTTGTATGTACCAGTCCTTTCTTAATTGTACATAATATTATATCACGTTTTGTTATGTTTGTAAACTGACAAATCTGCCAAAATTTAGATAAATTTGTCAGTTTTTCTTATGCAGAATTTCGTTAAAGATCGCGCCGGCAAAATGATCATCTCCCTCTACCTTGACAACTGTCTCAACCCACACATGCAAAGCAGCAAGAGGTTTGCCGTACCAGTTAGAACCCTTGAAATCGAGCAAAGCATGAAGACTTGGGATCTTATCCCTCGCAATAAGGATTGCCTCATCTGGGTCAGCTCCGGCCCAGAGCAAGAGAATACCTTCAAGCTGTTCTCCCTCTACCCCAATGCCCTGAACCAGAACCCGGTACTCACAGGGTTCGAGCTCAAAGTCCTCAAGGTCATTCACACATTCCATGTTCTTGTCGTCCATCCCTCTCCTCCATCCTTAAGATACCAGTCGCCGTCTTCGCCGTGGAAGATCTCACCTTCAGATTCCAGAACAGCGTAGACTGCTTCGCAAGCTGCGTCGAAGTTATCACAGTCTTCTTGAAATGCCTTACGCTCCTGATCATCTGAGTCAGAGTTCCAGAAGATATACTGGTTCCACTCTACCTCAAGCTCATGGTACTGCTCATCAAGACCGACATCCAGCCAGTATCTTCGCTTCGAGTCTTTGTGGTAAAGACAAACAGACCAGCAACCTTTTGTTTTGTTTTTTACAACAGTCAATGGTGTAAACATCAGTCATCCTCCCCTACTTGAATATGAAGTCGAATGCTTTCCATCATCATATCCTGCTGGTCTTCGTCCCACCATTGATTAGTGACCTCAAGCTCATCAGAGTTGATCACGTCACACCACCATTCTCCAAGCTTACGCGGAACATTGTCCAGAACTTCTTCTACCTGCTTCATAGTCTCACAACTATCAAGAGCTTCCCAGACATCATTTACATGATTAAACGTTTTCATAGCTTACCTCCAGTCGTTTACTCATCATCTATATTATAACATATTTTCAAGGATTTGTAAACTGACAATCTGCACGAAGTTTTAGGTGGCTTCCTGTTAGTCCTTTACTGGTTCTATAACACAGTTCAGCACTGATGACCTAGATAAGAGCATGGACCTCCAAAGCTCTGCTTTCTCAAAATCCATTACCCAAGCCTCTTCTTTCCGTGTATCCCACTTGATAGCTCCTTCCTCATCGAGACCACTGAGATAATAAATCTCGGGTGCGATCTGACCTTTGCGATTAGCTAAACGAAAGCTGAGAATGTATTTCATGTCCCTCTCCTTACTCTACATTATTTTCAACCAAAGCTCTGGATACATAGATCCTGTCGATGTATCCAGCAATTCGGTCGACCTCCTCATTCCAATAAATCTTGGCTCTTTCTCTTGCATCTTCGGGGGTGCTGTAGATGTCTTGAGTCTCTACTCCCTTTACCAGACCACAGCACTCACACTTGTACTGATAAGAAGAGTGACCGGGATAGCCATGACCTCCAGGTCTTCCGAGATCGCACTCTTCACGATGAGGATGCTCCCCGCAGATAGGGCAAGCTTTTGCAGAAATGAACTGAACTTTCGGCGTTATATTTCTGTAGTAGGTGCTCATGATTAGTCCTCCTTAATTTTGAGAATAAAGTTATTGATTTCGACTCTGCCGCGGTTCTCACCGAAGAGCCTAAGAAGAGCTTCTACCAGACAGTCGAGCTGCTGGATAGAAGAAATGTCTACGCCCTCCTTACCCACAGTGAGAGGGGCAAACTCAAGGTACTCCAAGTCCTCGCTGTAACGATCGTTGAAGTGGTCAATAACTTCAGCAAGAATGAAGTTGTCGTAGTCCAATTTGGAATACTCATTAACCAGATCTCTGAGATCGTCACAGAGTCTGTCGAAGTCTCTTACCAACTGAGTCCATACTCTAAGGTCGTGGATGAAGTCCTTTACTGTATTACCATAGTAGCTGCGGGTATCGTCCTTGAAGTCCTTATAGGTCTGATAATCCCAGATCCAGTCAGGAAGCACATGATCATTGTTATCTCGGTTGTAGAGAACGAGGTAACCACCCTGACGACCGTTAAAGTGGACTCTGTACACCGGATGCTCTGCTACGAAGTCATCAATCTTTTCCTGAATAAGGAACTGAAGATCTCCAATGTCTTGTTCATCAAAAAGGAAACGAGCTGCAGTAGTCCAGTCACCTTCGAGCTTCAGGTTGTAGAGCTTTACGTTATGTGCAATCGATCTTCCACCATTCCAAGAATGGCAGGTGGAATAAGTAAAGTGATCATGCAGGAATTCCCACATAGACTTGGGGTTAGAAATGTCAACACCAGTTTTATAGAACATCTTTTTTCCTCCTCAAATTTTATCGGTTCTCTGAATATACAACGGAATAAAGCCAAACAGGAAAATTCCCTTGTAATCATAACGATCTCTGAAACGATTGTATGTATGCCACTTCTTGTAAACGATCATTTCTTATTCCTCCTCGTTGTTTGCAGAATTAGGCCAGTAAAGATTTTTGAGTTCATCATAGTTTTCAATCCAGCTGAGAAGAACATCTTTTGCCAGACTCTTCGTAATGCCTGCAAGCTCAGCAAGATAAGGGGAAGCTCCCCACATATTACATATACCCGACTGTCTGATTGCTTCGAGCATGATGTAGTATTCTTTCCACTTATGATTGATGGGATATTCCATAAGAAGTCCTCCGTTCTTTAACTTACATATATATTATATCATAAAACGGCTTTGTTGTAAACTGACAAAATAACCAAAGTTTAGATAATTTTTTATCTATTTTATAGTAAAAGCACCCAAGATCCCTCTCAGGTGCTTTTATCATGTACTTTACTTATTTATTAGTCGTCGATCGATACGAGGTCACACTCGTACAGCACATCAACACACTCAGTGTAGCCCTCTTCAGGATCAAGCTCATCCTCAGGCTCCATCTCAATACACTGCTCCACTCTGAGAGTCAAGAAGTCGCCGCGCTCGGGATGAAAGCCATAGATAGTATCCATAGTTTCACCGGCGAACTCAAGGCAATCTTCTACTGTCCGGATTTGGCGAGCATACTCAAGAGCAGCCTTCGGAACCTCAAATTCTTCCAGAAAGATTTCGGTGTCGGTGGGGTCACCGTCCTTGTTGTAGCCGAGAGCACAAACAACGTAAATGTAATTTTCCATAGTATATTCCTCCGTAGTTTCATTTGATTACATATATATTATATCACAACCGGTAAGATTTGTAAATCGACAAAGTGCACAGACTTTTATTATTTTTCTATGCACTTAGCCGGCACCCACACAGCAGTCGAGCTTGAGCTTCGTCTTCAGAGCCTGAAAACAAGTGATCTGCCCAATGTCTCCGAGTCTCTCCCCTTCGATAAAGAGTTCAAGTTCTTCGAACTCATAGGGCTGGATATACTCAGACTCCATCTTCTTCTGCACTCTGTAGAGCTTGTAACCCTTAAGCTCGGGATACTTGAAAATCTGATCCTTTTCCCAAGGAATTGCTTTGCCGTGAGCATCCCAATAAGATTTTACATCAACTCTCTTGGTGTATCCCATCTGAACAAGCTCTCTGGAAATCTCAGTAACCTTCATCTTAAACTCCTTTCAGGGTTTCAAGCATGTCTGCAAATCCAGAACACTCTTCTGCATTCTCAAGGTGCATCTGAGCCTGCTCTGCATCCTTAGCTCCCTTAGCCCAAAGTCTCTCATTACTTGCTGCGCCTCTGTAATCAGAGATCAGTTCATCAAGCCACAGTTTCTGGTTTTCAGTCATAGTTAATGCTCCTCCTTAACTTCACAAATTTCTGCAGGGAAAGAACGTCCATCGCCATACCAGCAATCAGTGTCCGGCTTATAGAGCCAGTCCTTATCGCAGATATAAAAAGGCGGATAGAGAGCGTTTTTAGGGACAATCTTCATGTCACCATGAAAGGCTTTATAGCCTTCAACCTTAATCATAAGTCTTATCCTCCGTGCTCTTGATTACAATATTATTATATCACATTTTGATTGATTTGTAAACTGACAAAGCTACCAGACTTTTACAATCTTTTCTGGTAGCTTTGTATGTTTTCATATTTCACATTTTGCTGCGAGCTCTTTCACAATCTCAAGAACCTGAGCTTCATGGTAAATAGAACCGTAGTCCCTCTCCCACTCTCCGGTACGTCTATCTACCCGGAAGATTCCCCAGCTCTCTCCGAGACTGATCTCTACTCTGGGTCCGTATTGGTCTTCGCTTATAGTAGCTTGAAAGATATCATAGTTTCCGTATTTCTTCTGCTGGTTAATCTTTCTGGTCATGAAAGCTTTGTTCTTTCCTCTGACAATAGAAAGCATTTCATCCTGAGTTAAACGTTTCATATCCAACCTCCAAACTTATTTCAAAAGCTCTACTACATCTTTAGGGTTTCGAGCATCGTAGCAGTTACGACACTCTACACATCTCCTCTTACCACAGTTGATAGCAGGATTAGTCTTGTCTCTCGTCACAGTGAAAGTAATAACTCTTCTGTGATACTGTTTGATGTTCTCAACAAAGGACTCGTGAAGAACATGGTCTATGTAAGGACTGGAGAGGATCAAGGTTACGTTATCAGGAAATCTCTTTCCACTTTCGAAATACTTTCTGATAATACCGTACTGTTTAGTAAACAGTGCGAATTTCGTATGTCTTGCTGCTCTTGCAATTCTTATGTAGTTGAGAAGCTGTGTTTCATTAGTCAGATCTCCGAAAGATTCGAATCTCGCAATCGCAGTGTTCAGAAAGAACTTCGCAATCTCCTTAAGCTCGGAGGTAGTAAGTTCCCTCTCTGCAAGGATGTGAGTGTTGTTCGTGAGAGCACCCTCAAGTCTCGGATACATTGCCATTGTCCTGTCTACATAGCAGTGAGTACAAATGCAATCAGGATTATCAGAGCAGGCTCTTTGCATGCACTGGGGGTTAAGTTTCTTGTTCGTGCTAAGACTGGGGATCATGGTCATCTTACCCTGATGCTCAGAGAGAGTGATATGTTCTTGATCGTTGATTTGAATTTTGAAGCTCATGGTCTTTACCTCTCCACTTGTTCGTTACAATAATATTATAACATATTTTGCCGAAAAAGTAAATAGGTAAACTAACCAGAGTTTACTTACTTTTCTTGTGCATCTTGATAAATGCCTGTGAACATATCTCTCACGTTATTTGCCTTGAAGACACCAACGTAGTTTCCGAGAGTATCAATAGTCCATCTAATTCCACCGTACTCCGCAGCATTCTTTGCTTTCGCAATCATGTTGTCGCTGGACATATTAACTCTCGCTTTCTGAGACCAGAGATCTACAAACTCTGCGAGTCTATCAGGTGTAACCTGAATCAATTCTCCGGATACAGCGAAAGGCAGGTTTCCTGAAACGAGAACAGGAGCTTCTACAGAACTGAGACTGAGACCACCAAAACCGTGAGTCTTATAGAAAGAGGATACAGGAAGACCGGGGAGAGTTGAGATCTTATCAAAGTTCATCGCGATAGTTTTGATAGTGGATCTATACTTGAGGTATTCCTTAATACCGTATGTAAACTTCATCATCTGCGGCGGAGTAAGATCGCCCATACCGATAATATGATAAAGATCACACTGAACGATCTTGGTCTGCAGTGATTCCTCGGCTCTACAGAAATTCTGAAGTTCCAGGGCTTCCTGTATAGTCAGCTTCTTGAGATCGTCTGTTGTCTTGATACCTCCAAGTAAAAGCTCGCACTTATCAATGCGAACCTTAAGCAGAGTCATAAATCTTTCGAAAGTTTCCTTATTCATAGGTCCTCCTTACTGAACCAGTTCAATATCAAGTCTCTCAAGAGCAAGCTTGAAGGTGAGACAATCTGCGGTGCCGAGAGGGAGTTCATAGCAAGAACACTTGTAGTCCCCCATAACCCGGATATTAACCGGACCTCCCCAGAGACAGATGAGTCTCACGAAGTTTCTGAGATCCTCACAATCTTCCGGTATCCAGAGCCTAGGGCCATAGCAACCCTTAATCTCAGGAATAAATTCTATCTTACGAGTCTGCTTCATGTTCTTACCTCCTTGATCAAGTTCCAGCCCACAATATCACAGTAGTAAAGTCGGCACTTTCCGTTTCTCTCAATGTGCACACAGTCGCTTACGGAGAGGGAATGTCCAGTGAAATCCTCAGGTCTTCGCATATTAAATATATAGAAGAGAACTTCGAGGGCTTCGAGATCAGATTTGTCATCCATAGTTTCAGACTCAAGATCATAGACAATCTCGTAGTCCTCTATGTTAAACTTATCTTCCTTGTATCCACGGAAAGCATAATCGCAACCCGCAATATCCTTGATCTGCAAAATACGAAAACGCGTCATTTTCAATCCTCCATATAATTCGGTTTGTATTTCGGCTTTCTCTTTCGACGGTCATCAAAGACCTGAGCTCTGTTCTTCAACCGGCTGAATTTCCGGTCCTGAGAAGGAACACTTGAGATGTCAATTCGAATCTGAATCACATTCTCAGGTTTCCTCTCTCGTACTTCATAGGTTCTGCGCTTCATAAGGTCTTACCTCACGCCTTTCCGTTCGCCATGTCCATAACGGTCATGAGAACTTCATTAGAAGGATTAGGATCAAGCTCCATCCACTCATCTGCATAGACGTGAGTACTTCCAAAAGAGAACGCGTGGTTCACATCGATGTACTGAACCAGAGTTTTGTTTCCTCTGTCCTCAAGAACAACGTATCTCTCTTCACCAGTCTCTCTGGGGCCAAGCCATTCAGGCTTTGCTTTGATAATGTCTCCAACGTTAAACTTACTCATTTCTAAAACCTCCAAGTTTCAATCACAATATTATTATAACATGTTTGTCAGATTTTGTAAACCGACAAAATATACAAAGTTTAAAAAATTTTCTAGCAGAACCTAATAAAAAACGACGACCTGTCCAGGAGGAATAGACAAGCCGCCGCCAAAAAGGGAGGACTGCTGCTTTCGCAGCTAACTATGAAAAACCGAGGTTTCTAACCTCTATTATATTATACAGTATCCAAATCGCTTTTTTATTATTTCGTCCAAAAGTTTTTTATTAGAATCTAAAGATTCTCATCCACTCATCCCAGAAAGATTTGGGGTCAAAGAGCTGATCAGCCAACTCTTTATACTCGTTGCTAGAGCTAGAGATAGTTACCACATGGTCACCATCCTTGAGAGTCATGTGATATCCCTCGGGGTGCTTAGCAATAAACTCATTAAGAGCTGCCTGATAAGCTGCCTCAGCATCATCTTTTGCTTTTGTTTCTGCGGCAATCGCTTCCTCATGCTTCTTATTAACCTCGCTTAGAGTCTCACGAATTGCATTGAGATCATTGTTAAGCTGCTTCTTGAGATTAAGAACATTGGTGTTGTACACCTGCTTTGCAGCATTGAAGTTCTTAAAAGCATCTTCTACTTTCTTAGCTTCAGCCTTCTTAATCTCAGAAGCTTTCTTCTTCTTAGCTTCCTTCTCTGCAGCCTGCTGCTCAGCTTCCTGAAGAGCCTCTGCAGAATCAAACATCATATCAAGTGTTTCAGAATAAAATTTCATAAGTAAATTCTCCTTATCCTATTAAGTTTAAATTTTTCGCGCTCGAGAAGATAGTTCCTCTCCTTATCCCTCTCACGACTTATATTTTCAAATCACCTGAACGAAAATGATTTGTTTTCATTATTAATATACAGTAAAGCCAGAATTTTTTTATTCTGGCTTTACATAGCTCTTACTTTATACGCCAAGCTAAACTTATAGCTTCTTCATAAGCTGGATTATCAAAAGAAATACCCTTGAAGCCATCTTGATTAAGTTCTCTTAATTGTTCGGCATTCCAGCCCCACAATGAAGGTTTTCCTGAAGCAGTAAAAATAAAGGTAAACATTCCACCAAGATCCAACATTTCATCGTGGCACGATTGTATATCTTCACTGGATACATCATCATAAGACTTTATTAAAACTGCCTGTGCTACACCGTCTTCTGGTTCTTCTAACCCCCAAAGTTCTACTCTACTGCTATCTACACACTCTGCAAAGTCTGCAGGAGAAAGATTAAGAATACTTTCTTTCATTGCACTAGTCATGTTAGATAAACTTGAGGCAGCACTCTTAAGTTTACTTCCAGTATCCTCTAGTTCTGCAACTGCATCTTCAGTAGACTTAAGATCTTCTTCAATGATTTTTCTAATGCACTCAAGAAGTTCATCTTCTCTTTCAAAGTTTTCACCTAGACCTTTAAGCTTACGTCTAAGCTTATTCATTTCTTTATGCCACTTATCAGAAAGCTTGGTTTTACTCTTATCTGCATAACCTACACCTTGACCCTTAAGTGCAGCATACATTCTAGCAAGCTGAAGATCAGACAAGTCGCTCAACTTGCCAGAGAACCCAGAAGCTTCTTCCTCAGTATCCTCTTCAGCATCTTCCTCTTCAGCATCTGTGTCTCCAGTATCTGAAGTGTCCTTAGCTACTAATAACTTCTTAGCTTCCTCAAACTCGGCTTGAGGCATAATATCCAGTAATGCTTCTAAGGTCTCAGCTTCTTTCATCTTTTTAATAGATGCTTCTATAGCAGCTAAGAATTTCTCATAAGATTCTTCTGTGTATCCTTCTTTTTCTACGGTATCTCTAAGATCACTTAATGCTTTGATTAATTCCGCTCTTTCTGCTTCCAGATCCTCACTCGCTGTTTCTCCGGAGTCTTCATTTTCCTCCTCCGCAGGCTTAAGAACAAGAAGTTTATTAAATTCCTCAATCTTAGCTGCAAGACCGGCATCGAGTTCTTTATATTCCTCTTCAGACTTAAGTTCTTTTAACACAGTCTCAGCATAGTCCACAATTGCCTCATCATAAGCATTCCAGGATTCTTCTGTGTATTTATCTTTTTCAGAGTTCTTAACTACCTCACTAAAGAGTCTTGCAGTGAGCTTCTCAATGAGTTCATCGAGATTAACTCCATCATCTTCAGGATTCTCATCCTCAGGATTTTCATCCTTATTCTTAGGATCTTCATCACCGGTATCTTCATCATCATCCTCAGTACCTGTATCCTCAGGGGCTTCCTCTTCTTTAGGATCTAGGAGAGCTTTAAGTTTCTCTAGCCATGCAGGTAACTTATCAATAAATGCTTGAACCTTAGAAGACTGAGTAGCTTTCTTAATTGCCTCACTCTTAGTTTGAATCTCACTCTCGTAGTCAGCGTAAGAATCCTCGGTGTAAGCGTCAGGCTTTTCTTTACCTTTCTGTAAAGCTTTAAGTGCCATCTTCTTTAGGAGTTCAAGATCCTCATTGTCCTCGACAGTATCTTCGTCTTTACCATCAGATCCACCTGTACCACCGGAACCGCCGCCGCCATTAGCTTTCTTAAGTAAAGCATTTAACTTAGGAACCCTCTCTTTAAGCTCTTTAGGATAAACTTCAGTTAAAGTTTTAAGCTGCTTCGCACCCTCAATACTGGATTTATATTGTTCATACTTCTTAGAGTACTGTTCGTAAGATTCAGGAGTATAACCCTCGGGTTTAATCTTCTCACCGAGAATAGCCAGACATTCAGCTCTAGCTTCTTCTAGTTTCTTAGCTGCATCATCTTCATCTCCATCATCATCTAAGCCACCGTCTTTTTTCTCAAGAAGGTTTTCTGCTGCTTCTTTCTTACCGGCTACATCAAAGTCTTCGAGTTCAGCAGCTTCCCCAGCAGCATCGATTTCCTCAATGATTGCATCCCAAGCTTCCTTATACTTAGCATAAGACTCCTCAGTATATCCGGCGGGAGGAATAATCTTACCAAGCTCTTTCTTAAGCTCTTCTTTTACCTCATCAATAGGAGTAAAGGTCTCACCAGCTTCTGCGCTATTTTGATTTGCAATTACAAGTTCCTTGATTCTCTTATTAATATCATCACGACCGGAAGTAGTAGTAGCCTTACCATTAACATAAACTTCTAGCTTCCAACCATATTTATCAACAAGCTTCTTAATCTGAGGATCACTAATAGTAACTCCTTCTTTAATTGCTATAATCTCAACATTAGCATTATTAAATCTAACTGAATGGCCTTTAGCAATCTTCTCCGCAGAGTCTAGAGTTTGTGCACGTTGGTTCTGACAAGGTTTACCATTGGCATCCACGATATCTTCTTTTTTAGGTCCGACAATATGGATATAATAACCTTCAGAAAAAATCTCATTAATATTAATTGTAGCTTTAGTAGCCTTATTAACTACCTGCTTTGCCTTGTTTCCAAGTTTATTGAGGGTCTTCTTAAAAAAACCGGCCTCAGCCTCGGTAAGGTACTCGGTCTCATCGAATACTTCATCTTCACCTGAGAGCTCTACCAAAAGTTCATCAGGCTCGTAACCCATAGGAACCCACTCACAAGCGTACTCACGCTCAAGACGCTCATAAGCTTCTTCTTCGGTAGCAGCTCTCACAGCGCCTACAAACTCACCGTTGTCAGTATAGCCAACCCAGGTAGGAAGATTAACAGACTCTACTAAGATCTGCTTATCCGCAGACTCTTCAATTTCTTTCTCGTCCTCTTCGCCTTTGTCTTCATCTTTGTCTTCATCTTTGCCCTCATCTTCTTCCTGATCTTCTTCCTGATCTTCGCCAGCAAGATCCTTGAGTTCATCGATGTGTTCTTCTTCCTCTTCCTTGATATGATCTATAGTATCGAGGATATCATCCTTCTCATCCTCATCCATAGGTAGGTGCTGAATAGTTTCATCAGCTGCCTCATATGCATCGATAGCATCATACTCATCCTTAATAAGAGTGTCGAGAGCATCCATTACAGTAGGCTCACTCTCCCAGTCCTTTGTAGTATCTGGGGCATACTCAGTTACATCTGGAAACTCTTGAGTATAAAGATCATTAGTCAAAGCAAACTGGTCGAGCTTAAACTCAGGGGCTTCAGTAACTCTGGTCCAAGTTTTTGCCATTTCATCTGTATCCACTTTTCTTTGGCAGGTTGGACAAATATAACCTACCTCCAGTTTAACACCATCTGCCTTGGGAAATAGGTCAAAGCATTCCTTACACTCAACCATGTCTTCATTGAGCTCAAGGTCTTCAACCATATCTTCAAACTTATCCATATCCATTCTCCTTTTAAACTATATCTAATTAAAATGATTTATCTCCAAATCACCAAATTAATCATATAATTTAGCAGTAAATATAAGTACGTAAAGTTTGAATTGCATCTTTTTGTATTTTAGCCTCTAGGGCTGGATCTCGAGTTGAGGATTTACAAAGGTAGAGTTTAATCACCCTGCCTTTGTGGATTAATCGAATATCTGAAAACGAGCCATTTTGGAAATACTCTAATTTGGAACCATAAAATTCCGGGATATCTCGAAATCGAGTTATGGTATCCAGGTATTCATCTACTAAAAGTTTAGCATCTTCCCGATAAGACATGTTATCGCGGCCGAATTCAAAAAGAAGATCTTTCCAGATAGTAACTAGCTGTCTTCCAGAAAGATCTTCATAAAACTTTAAAGTTTGTCCTCTATACTCAAGCTCATCCACAACAATTCCAGAATTTTGAAGTTGTTCTATTTTGGATTTACTCATGTCAAAGCTCCCTAAGAATTTTTCTCATTTCATTTTGTAGTGAAATGGAAAGCTCATTCTCCTTACCATCTATTACATAGTCCGCAAGATCTTTCTTAGCTTCCACTACATCCCACACTCGGTCATCTATAGTATCCGGACAACCTAGGATCTTGATAATAGCAGGTCTGGTATTAGTAACTCTCCATATACGGTCAGCAGACTGCGAGAGGGAACTCCAGGTCCAGGGAGAATCAAGACAGATCATGTAACTCGCTGCATTTAAGGTCCAGCCGGTTCCACACTTACCATGAGTCCCAATGAAAACGAACTGTTTTGGGTCTGACTGGAAAGCATCCATATTTCTTCTTACCTCAGAGTCATCCTGATCTCCAGTATTAACCGTCGGACCTAGGTCCTCGAGAAGTTTCGCTAATTCATATACCGGTTCTTTAAACGTACTCAGGATTACTACCTTCTCGCCCTCTCCCACTAGGTCTCTCACTATGTCTACACATCTTTCTATCTTAGAAGAAAGTATAGGTTGAGAAGTTAGGATACCAGGGCAAGCAGTCGCCTGTCTCAGGCGGGTTGTGAGCGCGAGTAAGTTACCGGCTTTAAGTTCGACTCGATCGGCTTCTTCCTTTACGCCTTCCTTGATAGCCTCATAAAACTTCCGGTGCTCATCACTCATCTCTACCAACTCATAAGTAATGGTCTTAGGAGGCATGTCTGATCTTACCTGATCCAGGGTTCTGCGAATAGAACAGGCTCCGAGTTCTTCTCTCAGAGTTTCCAGGTTCTTGTATCCAACAACTTGCTTATCTCCGAAACCGCCATACTCACAGTACTGAGCTTTGAAGTTAGTGAGAGTAGCTTGGTCATTCTCAGTCCAAGCAAGAGGCATGTAACAGGAGAGGGGAGAGTTAATCAGCAAAGTACCGGTGGCAGCAACTTTGTAATCTGCACCGAGCTTGAGAAGGTTTCCGCCCTGAGCTGAAGTCTTAGTAGCGAACTTATGAACCTCATCGACTGCGATAAGTCCGAACTTATTAGAGCTCTTCTTGAAAGCTTCGACGAACTCATCTGACCGGAGAGTAGCCGCATTAACTATAACAAAGAATTCCTCTATTGGATTCATGAGGATCTCGGCTCTCTTCTTAACAGACTCATAACTGATTCTGCCATGTTTTGAAATCTTCTCACCTAGGACAATACAGGACTCATTTGAAAACTTCTTAATCTCGGCTTTCCAGTTCTGTCTCAAGGAATCTACACCGCAGATGATCATGCAATGATCTATCAACCCTCTCGCCTTGAGGATCTCAGCATACATGATAATCTCATTTGTCTTACCTAGACCCATAGAATCTAGAAGAAGCCATTTAGGTCTTTCCGGATCTAGACCGAAGTTAACCCCCTCAATCTGATGTTGGAAAGGTTTGAACTTAAAACTCAGTACCTCAGATTCGGTAAGTTGAAAACGATCTGTTTTGAAATCCTGCTTTTCTGGAATTAGCTGAAGCTGGATTTCATCATAGAACGTGAGTTTGTCTAAAGCTTCTCCAAGTTCGTCTGCTGGAATTTCCCAAGTGTAATCCTTCTTGTGGTACACAGCCATAGCAAGAGTCTTCATTGTATCCACTATCGCAGGATTATACTGGAAGGTAATGAGAAAGGAACTGAGGCCACTGAGTTTTCTTGGTGGCTGGCTTTCTCTTATGTTAATCATCGAACAATGAAACTGAAGTATTAGTAAAGTCTAATTCTTCCTGCTCCTTCTTTGCTTTATAACTTACTGAAACCTCAACTATAAACTGCTTTCCACAACCGTCGCAGATATAACTTTCTGTCTGGCAAGGATCCTCAGAATAAGAGTGATGAAGAATCTTTCCTAAAGCATCTCTCAAAGGCATGTCTTCCGGCTTACCTAGAAAATCACCCGGCATCATAATCTCACAAGGTAAATATTCATATCCGCAATGTGGGCACTTTATAAATTGCTTAATTTTTTCAATATTGGAATCCATTATATGTAAATCTCCTAAAAATAATTTTCTCTAAAAATAATTAGCTCGCGCGTGCGCATTCAGATCTGAAGCTATATATAATAGCTTTAAGCTTAAAGCTATATATTAAAGCTTTAAAATATATACTTAAAATATTTATATAGAATATATATTTTGGGCTTTTGAAAATGCTTCAAAATGCTGTATAATAAAAATGTGAGTTCAGCCTACTACTCAGAAGTCTGACGACTTCTGAAAACAGTTCATTTTCAGTTTACTTGTTTTTCAGTTGGACTTAACTTCCGGCTGGAGCCGGAAGTAATACCCTCTCCCCCAACCCCCTCTCCCTCTTACGAGGTCAAGGAAGGCAGGGAGCATAGAAAGAAATAATTGAAAATGAACAATCCAGAGAACTCGCAGTCTCTATTATATTATACAATATGCACAACCATAGATTAACAATTTTATATAAATTATTTAATTTTATTTAATTTAATTTCCGGCCACGGAGGTCAGTAATTAAATTTTTTTATTGAGCCAAATTGTTAAAAATTTATCAGTCTTGAATAAAAGCAAGGACTCGCTCCAGAGGCCGTTTAAAGGCCCTCAGGCGAGTTTTCTTTTTTAGGCTACCAAGTATTAGCCCCTCTCGACTTCGTGCGAATTTGGCTAGAAATTTTGAGCCACACAAAGTTCTGGGCCTTAGGCTAGACCTGTCTGGCTTCCCTCCCTTTGGCCCCGGGAAATTGTAAACATTTTGTAAATTTTTGGAGAGGGCCTTAAGGGGAAGCCAGACAGGAGAGGGAGACTGGTCCTCCTAAGCCCTAGGCTGAAAACAGATTGTTTTGACTTCCGGTCGCGGGGTGAAAACATTTTCTTTTGGCTTTGGCCCTAGAATGAAAACACTTTATTTTCAGAAGCCAAAAATGAAAACGCCTTAAAATCGAAAACGATCTTTTTTCGCCGGCTATGAAAAAATGAAAATAGTCTAAAATCGAAAACATTTCTTTTTCGGTGCATGTAGAAAAAAGAGAAAAAATGAAAACTCCCCATTTTCAAAATGATCTGTTTTCACCTTAAGCCAAAAACCAAAATATTTCTTTTTCAGCCTATATTCTAAACCCAGGTCCCTCTCCACCTCATTATTCAGTATATAAAGCCTCGGAGATGAAGCGCGAGGGCCTGAGGAGGGGCCCGAGCCTCTCTAAGCTACATATAGTAGCCATGGCTCTCTGCTTCACTGTATGCCGCGCCTTGAGGCCTCTCCTTCTGCCTTCCCCTCCCTCTCGCCCTAAAGCAAAATGAAGTTTTGAGTTCTTGAAACTGCAGAAAAGGCTTCAAATACTCGCTTTTTCCTATAGCCTAAACTAAGTTTTTTGCAGTTTTTGATTTTGAAAACTTCGTTTTAGATAAAAGAAAAGCCCCGACTATTGCCGGAGCCCTCATAAAAAGAAGAAGCCCGGGGGGAAGCCCACCTCGGACGCTGCGCCAAAAACTAACCGGCGACTTACGCCGTGCACTTCGGCCAGTTTTTTGCTGTCTTCATTT